TTGATGTTACAAAGATAGTAGTTAATGTGATATGCTCCAAATAAAAAGAGAGAAATATTGTGATTTACTACATTATTTAACGTTAGGGCATAAAAAATCCCCGGTTACATAACCAGGGACAAACACAGAGATACAACCCTTGCAATAATCACAAAGGGAATCAGCCAATACAACCACCTTTCTAGGCGTTCCATAGCATCACAAGCAGGAGCCGGCAGAAATCCGAGTGATACCGGTCGTCGGCCTGTAAAATCAAATCATCTATGTAGTCTTTTTCTCTCATTTTCGCCTGTTACATATATTTCTAACAAAATGCCCCTTAATATCTTCGACATAAGTTTTTCCTGCAATGTTCACACAAGAAGTTCTTCGCTATTGGGAACATCTTCTGACCTACCTCGCCGGAAAGATATTGGGCTTCCTCCCCATAGGGATCAATATTGAACACCTGTGAGATATGCCGGCACAAGTGCCCTTTTTCGTGGTCCCATGAGTTTTGGAACTCTCCCGGGGAAGAAGTGAGAGCAATTACCATAACAGTCTCACGGTCCTCAAAGTCCGAATAAGTAAGACCGGTATTGAGAGCCCCGGAAGAGAGGTTTCTGTACGCTTGTTTGAAATCCTCCCCTCTACAACCGATACGGTGAAGTTCGCACAGAATCTCGCTGGTCCAGTAAGTCGTTACGGCATAATACACCCTAACTCTCCAATCATATTTCGGTATGTAGAAATCCTGAACTATCATAATCAGAGCATATCATCCCATATTATAGGTGTGCCGCTTCCGATGCAATCTGCATAGAAACGGGTAAAAGGAAGTCCGTCATATCCGTCTGGATCATCTATATAATCCTTCACAAATAACGCCAGATGGGCTTCATCCATGATGGAATTCTTATAATAATCAGCTTTCGCCATATTGGCTACATATACGCAATCGTACCCGGAGTCTTTCTCCAGTTTAATTCCGTATTTCTTCAGAAGCTCCTCCACCTCTTCCTTTTTGATCGGAACGAGCTTTTCCTCCTGCTTGGTAGTCTTGTTCTCAACCTCCATTTTAGAAACAGCCCATTCACACATCTTCTTAGAGAAGTGCCAACCGTATAATGACAGATAATTTTTCATTGCCGGCGGCATCTTGTCATACGTATCTAGTCTTTGTCCCATAATTAATTGCTTTTTAGAATAAGAGGGGATTTCTCCCCTCATACGATTAATAGAACTCACCGTTTGAGCGTCTGCGTCTGCGCTCTCCCATATCTCCGTACATAGGGGATTCAGGGAAATAGCCAGGCATACGACGTTCGTTCATGCCGTCACCGTCATAACGTCCATTATCACGGAATCCCATTCCACCGCCACGCATTTCACTCATAGCCTTTTCATAACCATGACGGCAGCCTTCACGATAGGCTTCTTCAACCTCGTTTCTTCCTCTCATTCCGAAGTCACGATCATATCCATCATGCTCTTCTCTAATTGTCCACATTCCCATATTATTTACTGTTTTTAGATGTCTCCTTTGTTCCAAGCTGTTCCATCAGTCGTTTATTCATTTCCATAAGGTCCGCCATATTCTTGCTCATTTCGGACATTTGGCCTTTTAATGATGCTATTTCCTGCTCCTGTCTTTGCTTTTCGGCAAATTCCGGGTTAAGAACGGTTAGCATCTTGTCGCAGCCGGCAATCACGCTTTGATGAAAATCTATGCTGTTCAGAATATCAATGCTTTTCTGTTTCATAGATGTGACCTCCGAGTTCATTGCATCACGGGAACAGGATAATACAATATTACCGTTCTGTCCAAAATCCGCAATGTCTCCTCCTGCCGGAAGATTCTGAAAGGTTGTGTTTTGTCCGTTTATGTTAATTACAATATCCACAACCATTTCCGTCTGGGGAATTTGACCAATAGGAGTAGGCATAGGGTACTTGGGTTTCGGGGCCGAAACACTTACTACTGATCCTACTTCAATATAAGGATTCGCATCCTTATGAAGAATATACAACTGATTATTTGCTCTTAACGATTGAAACATAGTGATTGATTTTATAGGGCTACCGCATTACACGATAGCCCGTGTTTTACTTGCTTTTTGCTGCTACCGCTTCCGAAGTTGAAGCCGTCGGAGTAGTCGGTCTATATCCTCCATTTACCAGATACAATTCGTTTGTATACTTGTTATAATGGATTTCGTAGATACCTGTACCAGCTAGGTTAGCGACTGTTACAGGCTCGTTGTTATAAGCCATCAACGGTCTTGTGTCCCCGTTAGTCCCTATCAGTATCGGAAGTGTTGCAGTCGTACCAGCAGGGATCGCCTGACGAAGATTGACATAGAACCCTCCGACATAATCCCTGTTGCGGAATGCATGATTGGGAAGTTCCAATGTCACATTCTCCGTGCCGACCGTTACACCTACTGTCGGAAGGGTGTTGTTATTATTCCTTCCGAGTGTCGGAAACAGAAAGGGAAATCCTGTAAAAAAGTTAGGCCACATAGTTACCTCCTTTCTTACCGGATCAACCCCAGTAGTTATTACAACCGCATCCGCCACGTCCGTATGCTGCGTCACCGGCATAAGCACCGAAAGCAGCCGCACGGTAAGTATCCATGTTTACACCAACAATGTTAGGGTATTGAACCGGAACCGTGTTGGGCAACTTGCATTTGATTCCATCAACATCGCTTTGCAATGCTTGCAATCCCGCTGCAAGAGGTGCAATCTGTTGACCTACTGCATTCAAAATAGTAGCATTCTGATTGCGTTGGGATATTTCAGCAGTAAGGGTTGCCTTTTCCGCAGTAAGAGACGCAATCTTGTCCTGCAATGCCTGATTCTGCATAGCATCCAACTTGGCAATGATAGCCTGTGTGTTAGCTGTTGCACTGTCACGCAAAGAAAGCGTATTTTGGTTGGCTGTGTTGACTAATGTATTAGTCTGGTTGCACATTGCAAGCTGGCTCTCATATCCTTGTGTAGCTACAAGCTGCTTCATGTCGCAGCAACAGCTACAGATTTGAGATGTCAGAGCGTTGTTGCCCTGCATGATTGCAGTAAGGATGCTGTTGGTGTTCTGACCCATTTGGTTACCAAGCCCACAGATTGCCTGTGATACGGAGTTAATACCGGCAAGGATTTGATCGGAAGAAGTGTTCACGGCTTGTGCCAGTGATGCAATGTCGACACCGTTTCGGTTAAGTGTCTGCATAATCATCTCTCTTCCTTCGTTCGCTCCCTGATTATTATTGCCGCCAAAGCCGAAATTACCATTTCCGAAAATAGCTGCAATCACAATAAGCGCAATGATGTCTTGAAAACCACCATTGTTACCAAAGAAGCCACCGTTGCCATTGCCGCCTCCAAGCAGCCCCATCAGGTAACCGGTGTCAACTCCTCTGTTTTGCAAAGACGGAAGAATAGAAGCAAGCAGACCGTTTCCTGAAGCCGCTCCACCGTCCTGGTTAAAAACGTACGTTCTTTCCATAGAGATTTATACTTTTTTATTACGGTCAATATCAACCGCATCACAAAAGTATATAATAGGGACTGCATAAATCAGAGCTCATTTTCAAGCGATTTGCGAATATTTTGCAGATATATTGCAATCATTTTGTTTGCCAGTTTACGGCTTTCAAAAGTAGATATAAGATAACGGATACTAGCGGATGTCTTGTGAAGCAAAATCGCTATTTGTTCAGGGTATAGCCCGTATTCTGTGAGGAAGAATACTACAATAGAACGGGCGTCAACAACTTCAGTAACTTTACTTGATGAAAGGATCAATTCAGTAGAAACTTCAGTTTCTTTTCCAACAATATTTAGAATCTCGGCAAAAATCTCTGACTTACACATAGTAATTTAATTTTTTGTTGTACTTTTGCCTTTGCCAATCGTACTCAGTACCAAATAAACAAAAGCATATATAGGAATGTTAAGGATATTATACCCCCGACACTACCTATGTATGCTTTTGGTATGCTAAAAAGTTCGATTGGCGTCAACTTTCAGTGTTGGGGGTTCTTTTTTACTCTATCCCCCAAAAGAGTTACATTTGTTATGATAACCGGCCTTCTACTTTACCGGATAACTTAGTGCTTAATAATCAATTAATGTCTCATTTTGCCCTCCTTTCTTAATAAACCTTTTTCCAATGGAAATTGTTATATAAATACAACTTAAACTTTTCATACCGGAAACGGTCTGTGAAGATAGTGCCGGTATTACCACATAAATAAATTATAACTTACTCCACCACCGACATACAATCCACCTGGATAGCCGTATCCAAATTGCAGGCCAAGGCCCCAGCGTTTTTGTTTCGGTTTTAGAGTGATGATTTCCTTTTCTCCGTAGATTTCCATAAAGTCTAGGCTGGGCTTATAACCGCTAACCACTGCACGATAATTATCAGTCTTATACTCCTTACTTGTGATCGGGATAAGTACCGGAACCGAGTCGCCTTCTACGGTTCTGTCGGTAGTGGTATCTACCATAATCGGTAAATACACCGTATCGGTACGCTTTAAGGTCTCCTTTACCGGCATAAGCACGATGTCAACTATAGTGTCCCTTACTCTTATCGTATCTCCCTTTACATACATGGTTTGTGGATCGTGCGGATTACAACGCATCCACACGACCACGCATACAAGCAGGCAGACTAATATCCAAGGGAGAGATTTCATATGATACTTTCACTTGATGACCAATCCGGACCGGACAATAAAGTATTCAACTCTTCGCCTTCGTAGGTAGGATAAGGGAAAGATAGCTCTTCCGATCCATCGTCAGCAATAGTTTTAATCATTTTGTGAGGAAATAACTCAGCATAGTGCTGACATTTCATCAAAGTTTCACTTTCATTTACACTCTTACGAGGTACAAGGTTGCGCTTGTCTATTTCCTCTTGAGGAACCTCTTGCAAGTCAATTGTTGGGAATATAGTGTATTTCATAATTGTTTTTTATAAAAATGTGAATAACATACCTAATACGGAAGGGAATTAAGTGAGCTTTTATAAATATAATCCTTCCAAAATATCCTCAATCGTGTAGAATGTGACATTTTCAATTTGAGATAATTGGTCAATCAATGCTTTCCATCCATCACCATTGTTTGGATATGTTGCATCTTTCAAACGGTTATCCCAAGATTCGCCGTGAAATCCCAAGACAGCCAAACCACCACATTCTACCGCTTGTCTTACACTCTCAACCATATATCCAATGCCCTCCTGAACATTGTCTATTTTAACCTGCGAATCAAGTGCCGTAATGTTCAACAATCGGGTCATTGGATATTCTGGATAACTTATCATATATTTATCCGTAAGACCCTCTCCCGCCCAATGGTGGTAGATCATTTTTACCGAAGAGTTCATTTGCGCCAAATACCGTGTTGTAGGATAGGCGGCTGACGGATTACTCAATATCCTCGAACCATCTTTGAATCCGTTGCGTATCATCCACCTTGCCGCTTTTTCGTAATCTTGCATAACCTCATCATATGTCATGTTTGCAGAAATGTTGTGCGAAAATGTGTGGTTGAAAATAAAATGCCCGTCATCTTTCAATCTTTTTACAACATCCAAAGAAGAATGAGTTTTACCCGTAATAATAAAGTATGGTATTATTGAAAGGCTGCATTCTATGCCTTTACTCTTTGCGTAATCAGCCATCAAAGGTACATTTTCATTCATGTTATCTATAACAATCAAACAACCTCCTTTTGTTATATTCTCACGGAACTC